ATGCTGCTGGATCCGCTGGCGGACAAGCTGCTTATTACCGCTGCCGTTATCGCGCTGGTTGAGTACAACCCTCATGTGGTGAAGCCGTGGATTGCGGTGGTGGTGATCGGGCGCGAGTTTCTGGTGACGGGGCTGCGGTCGATCGCGTACCTCAACCCAGACCGGCAGGATGTCCGCGATCTCGTCTCGGCCATTACCGACGAGCTGATCACCGAGATGTCCTTCGCGTTCATGCTCAACGACGGCGAGTGGACGGACGACTTCACCCGGTTCCGGATTCTTGAAGCCGACATCAACCGCGGTGACGTGTCCGGCGTGAACTACGGCGCCAATCCGTATACGAGCATCGCCGCGCGTTCGCGCGAGGTTCTTGACGATCTCGACCATCTGCCGGCCGGTGCACAGCGTGCCGCGCTTCGGCGGCTGGAAGAGCGGTTGACGGGTGACGCAGTCCTGGACATGGACGACAACGTCCAGCAGAACAGCGCTCCGGCCAAGTCAGAGGCCAGGGGCGGCAGTAAGGGCATGAGCCTCGACATCGCCGAGGCTCTGCTCAGCATCGAGTAACCCACACCATCCCACCAACCCCGTACCGGCGGTCAGACCGGTGTGGGTCGCTCGACCGCGGCCGGAAGTCAGACCGGGGCTGTCGCGCATGAGGGAAATCCCATCCCTGTGCAGCGAGAGGTAGCCGTATGGCACCCAACATCAAGGAGCTCATCACCTCGTGTGAGGTGGAGCTCGAACAGGAGCAGAAGCGCCGCGAGCGCGCGCTCGCCGAGGCGAAGGTGATCCTCGCCAAAGCGCGCGAGGAAGGTCGCGCTGAACTCAGCCAGGACGAGGCCGAGGACTTCAAGGCCGCCACCCAGCGCGCCGAGAAGGCCAAGTCGGCGATCGAGGGCGTGAAGCGCAAGCTCGAGAACGCCCAGCAGATCGCCGCGATGGAGGCCGACGCGGACGCCGAGATGGCCAAGCGCGGCGCCGAGATGAAGCAGGAGCAGCGCCAGGCGTACGACCGGGTCGCCCGTGTCGGCCGCGAGGAGCGCACCTACCACCGCGGCAACGACCCGCGGGGTTCCGGCTTCGTCCGCGACGTGGCCCGGGCGTCGCTGTACCGCGACGTCGAAGCCGAGTCCCGGCTCGTCAACCACATGCGCGAGGAGCGGGTCGAACGGGCCGCGTACCTCGAGCGTGCGGTCGGCACCGGCGCGTTCGCCGGTCTGACGGTTCCGCAGTACCTGACCGAGATGTACGCACCGGCGGTCGCCGCGCTGCGGCCGTTCGCGAACGTCTGCAACCACCACGACCTGCCGCCCAACGGCATGACAATCAACATCAGCCGGATCACCACGGCGTCGGCCGTGGCGCTGCAGGCCACCGAGAACACGTCGGTACAGAACACCGACATGGACGACACGCTCCTCACCGAGAACGTGCAGACCGCCGCCGGCCAGCAGACGCTGTCCCGCCAGGCGATCGACCGCGGTACCGGCGTCGAGGACGTCGTGATGGACGACCTGTTCCGCCGGTACGCCACCACGCTGGACAACACGCTGATCAACCAGACCACGACCGGCCTGGACGCGATCGCGAGCACCCAGACGTACACGGACTCCACGCCCACGGCGCCCGAGGTGTACGGCCAGCTGGTACAGGCTCAGTCCTCGGTGGAAACCACGCTGCTCGGCTTCGCGCAGCCGAACATCGCCGTCATGCACCCGCGGCGCTGGTACTCGATGCTGTCGGCCGTCAGCAACTCCTGGCCGATGATCAACGCGACCGGGCAGGTCCCGGTGCAGGCGCTCGGCGTCAACCAGAACGAGCGGTACGGCCCCTCGATTCGCGGCGTCATGGCGAACGGCCTCGCGGTCGTGGTCGACGCCAACGTCTCGACGGCGTTCGGCACCGGCACCAACCAGGACCGGGTGTACGTCACCGCGTCCGACGAATGCCACCTGTGGGAAGACCCGAACGCCCCGGTGTTCATCCGGGCCGAGCAGCCCGCGGTGGCGAGCCTCGGCGTGCTGTTCGTCCTTTATGGGTATTTCGCCTACACATTCCGCCGCTTCAGTAGCAGTGCGGTCAAAGTGGACGGAACCGGACTCGGGCCTCCGCTGTTCAACGGCTCCTGACCTGGGCTTTCGGTCGACGACGACTGATAGACTCAGGTCAAAAGGTCGGCCCCGGCGGTGCGCCAACACCCCGGGGCCTGGCCGGCAAACCCGACAGCACCGGGAGCCGACATGGCAAAGCGTACCGAACTGTGTGCCCGCTGTGGCGAGTCACCGCGCAATAGCTCTCATCCCTCGTACTGCCTTGACTGTAAGCGGATCAAGGAACAGGAATCGAAGGATCGTCGCGGGTACTGGAAGCAAGCACAGCCGACCTGCTCGCGCTGTAGCGGCAAGCGTTCGGGTGCCCATCCAAACTACTGCCCGCCGTGTCTCAAGCTCTGGCGTGAGGAACGCCGTGCGGCTGGGTGCGCTCGCTGCGGCGCCCCGCGTAAGGCCGACGATCGAACGAACGCTTCGTACTGCTACGAGTGCTGGCGCGGATGGTGGCTGAAGCGCAAGTACGGCATCACTGCTGAGCAGTACGAGCAGATGCTCGCATCGCAGGGGCACCGCTGTGCCATCTGCCGTACCGAAGCGAACGGCCGTACGTGGCACGTAGATCACTGTCACGACACGGGACGCGTGCGTGGCATCTTGTGTGACAACTGCAATCGGGGCCTGGGTCAGTTTCAG